TGCATTTTCCTTATTATCAGTAAGGATAGTTACATCATCAGCCATAATGGAATTTACTACACTATGTCCTTTCTCATTACGATTAGTAGTGATAAGTAGATCTCTACCTTCTCTAGGATCAGTAAGATTACCTTTTAGTTTAAATAATGGAATAAGTTTATCCATAATTCCATCACCAGTTCTTTTGTGTTTAAATCTCCAAAATTTAACACCGTGATCTTCATTTTCTCTATCAATTCCTTTTACTACATAGAATTTTCTAGGAATGAAATCTTTTGCCAAAGCCTTTGCCTTTTCAGAACCATCTTCATACAACGCATCTTTTGCTTCACACAAAGGGCAATGTTCACCATCATTCAGGTGATTACAGTAAATCTTTTCCCATTTACCGTTAATTAATTTTTCGTGATAGTATACTTCTACAAATGGAGAAGAACCATCTTTTGCAGGTAAAATCCTAAATCTTTTTGTTTGTGATTTTACACCTTTAGGTAACTTCTCACTAAAGTACTTTTTTAATCGGTCCTCATTAGAGATTTTGTTACCGCTTTTTGTAGGCTCTGTGTTTTTTTCATACTGAGCCAAAATCGCATCTAAACTACTCATTGTTTATTTTTTTTTAATTAATAATATACAATGATACTAATAGTTTCACAAAAAGTCAATAAGGATAAAACAAAAAACCCACTTTTCAGTGGGCTTTTTTTATTTTTTTTCTGTGTTATAATCAAAAGATGATTTTATTTCTCTTTCGTCAAAATTATCCACATCACTTTGTCTTAAAGTGTATTCCTCTTCTTCTTCTTTGGTTTGATAACCTTCTTTATCTGCCCAAAAATCTGTTAGTTTTACACTATATGGAAATGAATCCATCGATCTCATTTCTAATCTTTCTACAGGTGTAGGATTTCTCTTTTCTATTTCTTTTTCTAATTCATCAATTTTATTAATAACATTATCCATTCCTGAAATTTGTGATTCTAATTCTGATAATTTAGACATTAATTCATCCATTTTAGTACTAACGTTATCTACAGTAGTTTTAGTTTGTTCAGTTTTATCAACAATGTCAGTAACATCTACCTCTACTGTTTCTCCACCTGTATCTGTAGGTAACTCAGGTGTTGCAGACATATCTGTAATACCTGCAGGTTCATCTGCAAACTCATCTTCTACTTCAACATCAGTTTCTTCTGTGTCAGTAGTTTCATCACCAGTTTCTGCAGGTGCAGATTCTGCATCAGGTATTGCCGCCGCAGCCGCAAAAGGATCATCAGTTCCTGCCTCAGGTTCTTCACCACCAGTGGGATCCTGTTCAGTTAGATACATATCATCTAAAAGTAAATCACCATTTAAATCATCATCTTTTTCCTTTTCTTCAGGAACATAAAATGTATATTCTAAAAGTTGTCTATATCTTTTTAAATCTTCGGAGATTAATTTTCTTTTATCCATATTACATAATTAATTGTCTTCCGTCATTAGTTTTATAAACTTTGTTTACTCTTTCAACAATTTCTTTACCGTCATTGATTAAACATTCGTCACCAACACATTCTTGTTTTTTAGAAGAGTCATTCAAAAAATTATCTAAATTTTTTTCTAAAGTTTCTTTCTCTTTATTGTTTGTTTTAGTTTCCATAATAGTTTATTTTAATAATAAATATCTAAAAATTAAGAAAAATCTTTACTTATGTCTATAATTTTTAATTCATCGTTTTTAATTATCAACATTTTGTTTTGATAATTATCCCATTCGATTTTGACATCCATATAATTTAGATTACCCAATTCTGAACCACTTGTACTTTCAATAAGTTTATTAAGTGCGTTTATTGTATAAAAACATTCTCCTTTTTTGTGGACAATAATTGTAGGGGGATAAAATGAACTTGTATCTACTTTTTGTTCATCTTTTAATCTAACCATAAAAGTTAGTATCTTTTTATCTTCTTCAGTAAAAGAGTACTGAAATATGTTTTTATCTGATATTTTAAATCTATTGTATAGATATTTTTTAAAACTTTCTATCTTATCTAAAAATACAAAAGATGCGAGTGTAATAATTTTATTTTTCGATTCCATAACTATAAACGTAAGGAATATATCTATTTTTATTTTTAATTTTATATATTAAATCCTTACATTTATTAAATATCTCAGAATCTATCAAAGTATTATTTTTTAAATGTGTTATCTTATTAATTACCTTTTCTTTTTTACCATCAAATAATTCCACAATGTTTAAATCGATTCCAAATATTATATTCTCTCCGTAAACATATACCATATTAGTTGGTGTGATGTATGTGAATGATTTTTCTAATGATAGAATTTTTTTAATTATTCTATAATTTATTTTTTTATTGATATATAATAAGTCCAAATAAACATATGGGATATGTTCCCCAAAAGAATTGTAACAGAAACTAATGAATGAATCTAAATCTGTTTCATATTCTGATTTTCTTTCTTTATTAGAGAAAGTCCAAAATAAATTATTTTTTATTTGTTTGTGTAAAATAGAAACTTCACCATTTAATAATTTTTTTGTATTGCCCCAACCAATTATAAGTGTGGGTAAAGTATCATCAATACAATTTAGATCCTTACAAATCTTAAAATTATCGTTTTCTATTTTAGAGTTAGTTATTATATTTCCAACGTACATATTACAAATATAATAATAAATTTTTTAAAAACAATTTTTAAGGATTAAAAAAGTCTATTAGTGGTTTTTTGTTAAATGTAAAAAACTGTAATACTTTTTGGAATACTTCTGCAGATTTATCTATATCTCTATCACCATAATTAATTTGTGATGTTTGGAATGTTTGATAAAAAGATCTAAATGTCCCTAAATTATTACCACTTTTTTGTGTTGCATAATAAGAAGAACTATTACCATTCGCATCTTTAAGATTTTTCCACACTTGTATTGCAATTTTAAATGGTGTATCAAATTTCTTATATTTTGTACTACTTTCATCATTAAGTGCGCTAGGTATTACATTTGGGAATAAATCAAAGTATTGTTTTCTACCTACCATTGGCAAGAATCCAGTTTCTCTAAACATAAATTCATCTCCCTGATAAATATTATAATATTTCAATGTTTTTAAATCAGTTTTTAATGTGTTTCCACTAAATTCTACTTTTTTCCACTCCGATAAATTAGGATCAGTACCATCAAAGAAATACGCAATTGTATTGTCATATAATGTCGTAGTTGATGCTGACGCAATTGGTGTATAATTAAAGTATTTATTATTGTCTCCACTAACTACTTCTAATACGGAAATAATATATTTTTTTGTTTGATTTGGGAAATTAGTGTCAGTAGAAGGGAATGTCACAACTTTAGTAAAATCTTGATTACTGCTACTTTTCTGACTAACAAGAAAATTATTAGAATATGAAAATACATTAGTTAAAAACATAGCCACTTCAGCATTAGTTTCTATTTTTGCCAGTTTTAATGGGTTAATGATTTGAGTTTGTACATCAGTTATATTAGCCAATACTGTGTCATCAACACCCAATTGTTTTAAATTATCTGTAGTTATTTGAGTGAAATCAAATTGTAGTCCTGCCACTTCAGGATCAATACCAATACTAAATACAGGATCATTAGTAGTTAAATTAGTAAATTCTATAGGTGGGATTTCATTAGACTCATTTAAATCTATATCAATATCCGCAGTAATAGTTGTGACAGGTGGACTTATATATTTTGATTGTCTTACACCAGAGAAATTAGTACTCATTGTATTCGGAGAAATAGAATGACTAACACTTGTTATTAAATAAGCCCCATTAAAGAATGGTACATTTTGTAAATCAAAGTACATTAATGGTTGTATATTCATACAACCTAATGCATCAACTTGACAAGTATAAGATCTAGTTTTAAATAACTTTAATAAATCTGTTCCTTGATAAGTTTTTTGTGTAGAACCCCTTTTATCAATTAAATCACCTAATGCCTTAAAATATTCACCAGTTTCTTTATGTTCCTGTTGGTTTAAGGAGACATTTTTAAATATAGTTTGGTTTTGTGCACCAAATGCCACTCTAAATGCAACTAAAGAAAAATCGTCAACACCATCGGATGATTTTTTTGCATCTGCAATATCCGCAGGTAGTTGTCCATTTTTAAATGCAAATCCGTCATTATTGAAATAATAATTATTAGTTTCTTTAATGTCTAATACTTGTGATGCACCACCAACATATATACAACAATAAATTGGTCCTGACGAATCAGGTGATTCTAATACAGTCTGCGGTCGGAATATTTTTGCAATTTCTTTACTATCTTTATAATTGATGTATGTAGGTAATATTTGAAATAGGAAGTTACTATCTCTTAATAATTTTGACATAAAGAAATAAACACTAGTATCTTGATTATTCCCTAAACTTAAAAAACTATTTAAATTAATTACCGCCTCATTACCGATATCTCTCCAACCTCTATCAATAAATCTAAAGTATTGTATTAAATTTTTACTACTATCGCCACAGGCATTAAACGCACCTCTTTCGTTTCCAGCAACCCACTTATCATTTATATTTTTAAAATAATTATATATCTGTAATTTTAGGTCATTTTTATTTTTGTCACTCAATTTTTTATCTTCAGCTTCAACGTTGTTTCCTCCAGTATTACTATTTTCTTCTGACTTTTTAGAAAATAATTCCGCAAATTTTTCTATATATGTCATTACTTCACCTGGATCTACATATAATTTATCGTTAGTGGAGTTACCTTTATCAGTACTAAAAATAATAGGATTTAATAAAATTAATTTTGTCGTTATAGTTAACTCGTTCAATATTGATCTTTTTGCACTATCTACTGTTGCAGTTGATCCTGTTAAATTACTTGTGTAAATATCCATATCAGATTCAAATTTACCAGTTTGACTCTCAGTAAAATTGTTTTTTGTAACCCAACTTTTAAATTTATTTATTAATTCATTTTTAACACTTATAGGTAGATTTATTAGTTCATCTTCTAATGGTTTAGGTGGTACAACAGTAACAGATGAATCACTTATATATTTTAAATAACCTATTTTTGTTGGGTATTCATTTTTATTGGTATTAAATAACGTATAATTATTCCAATTTATTGGATCATTATTTTCTGAATATCTCCATAATAATGCCCCTAAATAATAAACATACATAGACGGCAGTTCAACTATTCTTGCACCAGTATAAATATTATCAGGAAATAAGGGTTTTAAAAATCCTTCTTTAAAATTTCTAAATGGTATAGTAGATAATAATAGATAAGCCTTCCCAAAAATATTTTGTTGTCCATAAAAAGTATTACTAGTAAAAATATCTTCAATTACCATTACACCTTCATTTGGATTAAAATGGGTTTTATTTAAATAAACACCTATTGTATCTGCACTATTTACTAAAATATCTATATCCGTTATTTTAGTTTTCTTTAATGTTTCTATTTTTCCGTCATTAGAACTTAAAATATTTTTACCTACTTTATTTTCCCATACATTAAAATTAATATTAGTATATAAATTATTGTTTAAATAAAATGTTTTATATATTAGTGAGTCAGTGTTTTCTTCTCTTCTTATCGCATTACCTGCTTTAGAATCGGTTATTTCACCATATTCTTTAGTTTGTTTTAAAGAATCCCACAAGTTTTTATTATTATTTATAATTTCACTATTATCAAATAAAATATAATCTATATTAGGGTTATTATAATTCACACCAAAATCAATTCCACTTATTTTAGGTAATACATCTTCTTTTAAAGAATATTTTATTGTTCCTTGTGTTGATTCAATCCTTTCTTTGAAAAATTTAGTTTTACCAATTAAAGAATCAGATGTAAAAAGTTTATTTTGCCCCGTATTTTTAAGTTCTGTAATAATGTTATTTAATAATAAAACGGTATTATTATTTATTTTTACCGTTTCATATGCATTAATTGCATCAAATTTTGCATATGTCGATAGTTCTTTACTACCTGTGGAGGCGTCAAATCTTGAATAATTTTTTAACAATGCAATCCTAGTTAAAATTTGTTGTATTAAATATTCTTTTATTTCGATGTCCGTATTTAATCCTCTTAATCTTATAAATGGATTTTCTTTATAATCCATTGGGTTTATTGGGAACCAATTATCGGTATCCAATCCAGATTTTAATGTACTTGACTTAGTGATTTGTTCTAATTGTTCTCTTTTATTAAGATAGGCATTAAATACTTTTTCTACAAATTCATATTCAGGAAATATATCTTTTGTAGATTTAGCAATAGAACCAATATAAATCTCTTTTTCGGTTCCGTCATCATTACTTTCATATATAGAAGGCCAAGCAATACCTTTAGTATTTCCATTTAAAGAGTCAAAAATTGTTTTAGGTATATCGGTACTATAAGATGAAAGTATAGATTTTCTTGTCCCACTAATACTTTTATCTTCTGCCTTTTTAGTAATATCCTGAACTGTTTTAAGCATTGCTTGAGTATTGTTAGCCAAAATCTCAAAACATGTTCTAATAGTAGGTTTAAAATTATCTTCCGATTGATTTGATTTATTAAATAATTGTTCGTTTATTTCTAATTGTACAATTTCTTGTTGTAATTTTATTATTTGTTTTAATTCCTGTATTTGATTTTCTAATAATGCCCTTTGTTTTCTGAAATCTACTACCGCCATTACGGTATCCTCTTTTATATTATCATTATAAAAAGTTCTATTTTTAACTCTTACAATAAAATCTTCTATATTGAATTCACTATTAACTGGTGGGACATTTTCATCGTAATTATTTTTTAAATAAATTTCACTTTCAGCTAAAATCATTAACCCTAAGATATTTTCCATTGAGAATTGTTGGTTAGTAATTAAATTATCATCTTTTAATTGACTTTTAATTATAAATTTTTTCCAATCATCTTCTTTTGAAACTCCCGTATTGAATAATGAAATGAACTCATCATCTTTAGGAGTGTTTTTATTACCACTTGGTTTGATATAGTCCATTACTTTACCAATATTACCTTTTACAGTTTTGTCGTTGGATTTATCTTTTAATTTTTCTAAACTATTAGTATTTTTATATTGTTGGTTGTTATCGTCATTAATATATTCATTATATTTTTTTATAATGTCATTAAGAGTATTGACATAAGTTCTAAAACTTGCAATGTTAATAACATTAATAAGTAAAAAATCCCTAATAGAAAAATAATTTTTTCTAATCGACAATATCTTATCCGTTATTGGTTGTGTTTCTATTTGATCACTATCATTATTTATTTCTAAATAGTTTTTAGAAGTTCCATCTTCGTTGGATTGATTTTTTTTACTTTTGTTTAGTGGTCTACCAATAAATGATTGTATTTCTTTTAATATTTTTAATTTTCCATTTAAAAATTTTAACGTTTTAAAACTATCTAAATCTAATTTAAGTGCCTCCGCCTCTACTTTTAATTTAGATATTCGAAGGAAAAAATCATCAAGTTTTCTTATATTTAATTGCCCACTTTTTTGTAATTCTTCTAAACTTTTACCTCTATTAGAAGAACTTAATCCTATTGTAGATTGACTTTCATCAAAAATTGTATTTAAATTATTATATCCTTCAGGTGTGTTAATCGTACCAATGATATTACCAATAACCATATCATTAAGAAATGCCTGTTGGAATCCTAAAAAGTTTGCAGTAATATCAAAATTACCTGTAGAACCATCAAAATTAGATGTCCAATTAACCATATGTAAACAATAGTCAACTTTTTGTCCAAAATATCCTTTAACTGATAATTTAAAAACAGGATAAGGCATTTTAAAAAATACTGAATATGGTGATAAAATATCACCGTCACTTAGTACGTTAAATAATGCACCACCTCTTACATCTGTAAATGTAATATCTACTGTAGGTACTAAACTTGCATTATATTTAATGTTTATAGATTTAATACCAAACCCCTCTAATACACCTGCACTTTTATTATCTATAGTCTTAAAACCACCTATGTCAGTCCAATTAGTAGTGGCATACGTATTTTGTGGTTTAGGATCCAATTTACCATTTTCATTATAAGATATAGTAGTAGATATGAAGTTTACCTCATCCTCAACACCTCTTGTAACAAAGGTATCTCCATTATATGTTACTCTACTTTTAGGGTATGCCGAAAACTTGACATAGATAAACATGTCTTCAGGTGGGATAATTTCATTATTTGGTGGATTTGGATCCACAACAAATACTTTTCCAGCACCTTTTTCTATTTCTTTACCACTTCCTAATTCTTCTACACTCATAGAAAATAATATTAAATACCATAAAGAGTTTTATACTCCTCAACTTTATCAATATACTGTTGTAAACTATCTCTAAATGGAAATGGTATAATTATGATTTCATCGTCAGGTATGTTTTCTTCCACACCACCATATTGTGGGTTTGCAAGTAAAATTAACCAACCATGATATGGATTACCATAGTAACTTTGACTCAATTTATCTAATCTACTAAATTGTGAACGATAAACTACTGATTTATCACTAGGTTTAGGGTCAAGTTTAATGAATGGTAATGGTTTATATTTACCATTAACTTTGAACTTTTGATATCTATCGTAATATTCTTTTCCCATCTTTATTAAGTTAATCCGTTTTCTGTTATAGTAAATGATTTTGTTACTTTAGTTTTTGTCTTGTTTTCAGTTAAGTATGCGATAACTTTAACTTTATCAACTGTTTCTTTTTTATATTGTTTAATATCGTCTTCTTGTTTCTTAACTTTATCTTTGGCATCATTAACCTTTTTAAGATTTTGAGTATTACTATCATTTTGGAAATCTGTTTTAGCTAGTTCTAAATCTAATTTTAATGTGTCTAAAGTATCTTGTTTACTTTTCAATTCAGTTGGACTTAAAAGTTTAGTACTAATTTCTGATGATGTTATTGGTAATGTAGAATCTTTTGTATTTTTTGGTTTAGGGTCTTCACCTTCAATTTTTATTTCACATTCTAAACTATTATTGGCGTTTGCTTCTTTACCAACTATAACTTCACCAGGAGTTTTACCATCTTTAATTTTAACATCTATTTTTAAATCAGAAAGATTACTGTTATTTGGTATAATTTCTATTACATTTTTTCCATCACCTTCAGAATTATCTGA